AACGCAAGAACACCATCCAATGCGTGGATAGACTGGTACGCATCCATACCCGATTGCGCCAAGTAATACAGAGCCTCTGCGGCTTGGTTTGCACGGAAAATCGTTTCTTCACCAGCTCGTCTTGCGGCTCTAGTTAGAAGGTCAAATTCTTCTGCGGTTGCGCCAATGACAGCCTTCGTATTAACCATCGCACGATCAAACTGTATAGCAGTCTTCAACCATTGGTTACCCAACAAAACCAAAGGCGTTGTGATACCTATGGTCATTTTCTTACCTACGCTGATCATGCTGTTACCAATGTTGTTCAAGCTTTGGGACATAGCCGATTCCATTGCTCGTAACCTAGCCTCGGCTTGTTGAGCACCTGTATCTAGCTTTGAATGGTTAAGTCCTATTTCTGCCCAAATAGTTCCTAACGCACCGTACTGCATATTCGCAACCTCCTTCCCACTAAAGATAAAATGCCTTCTAAGAGCGTGATCTCTCACACTAACGTTAGAAGGCATTTACGTATCTGTACTTTCAAATGTGGCGTTTGTCAAAATGCTCCATGCCGAATCTTTCGGCAACGGAGGTCGTTTATGACTACCCACATCATCAGTTGTAGTGCTGTCTGATTTGAGTTTCTCAAATTCTTTATTAGCTTCAACATTCAAGACGTAAGCTACTGCTTCGTCCAAACAAAACTGTTCCCACGTACTTAGTTCAGGAAAATACTCACTCGGTCGGCAGTTGAACGTTTTCGCTGTTATCCCCAATCGCTTCAATAAGGGCAAGTCTTGAGCGAAAGTTTTTCAACGCCCGCACCCCAGCGGTACAAAACACGAAAATAGCACTTAGCTGGTTATCCGTTAAAGGACCAACATGCTCCACAATTTCGTCATACGTAGGCTCAACCAACGATTTTTGTGCCATAAGGTGCAGAAGCTTGTTAAACTCCGCCAATTCCTCTGGCGTACCTTCTCGAATCGGGTTGAAACCTTCTTCGGAAGACGTAATCTTATGAGCTATTGCTAGAAGCTCGTTTGGTAGCTGCCCACTAGAGATCAGATGCAGTAACGACACCTTTCTCATACGTACAAAAATGGAATCCTCATCGTTCCAGCCGGGCAGTTCCACAATAGGCATGGACTGCGCTTTCATTGCTTCTAAACTAGTTACTTGTGGAGTTTCTTTAGACATAGTATTCCCTCCTTCGTATAGTCAGTTCCTAATAATTCTTATCCACCAGCAGGCGGTTCAGGCAATGTAGCTACTTTCGACCAATTGAACACACGTAGACCAGCGGCATTGTTCTCACGGCAAGTCACGGTAAACTGGGGAACCAGGAAGCTCCTGTCTTGAGCGGTAAAGCTGGGAATTCTTCCCTTGCAATAGTTGAACGTGAACTTGATGTATCCTAACAAATCATCGTAGTTCTGGGAAGAACTTGCGAATTGTGCTACATACAGATCTGCCTTAAAGGCAGGTCTTACCCCACCAATTGCGGGAGCTGTGTATTTCTGCTCCGTTTCATCCCACTCGCCACCACCAATAATAGCCATTGCAGGACCATTTAACGTAGCGTCATTAAACGACAAATCCACACCAATTAGTTGAGGATCGTCCTCAACAACAGCTAACAGCCTGTCCCCACCACGTAATTCCTGCCTTTGACCCTCGGAAAACTGTGGCGAAACTCCAAATTGCTGTGGCGTGTCAATATAGGCAGTTACGGGGTTAGTTTCAGGTGGTAATCCTGTTTCAGGATCAAGTACGGTTACCACTAACAACCTGCACCCGTATATCACTTCAGCCATGCTCTTTTACCCCCTTATTTTCTTGACCTTACTAACGGTACTCTAAAGTCAAGCCTTCGTGTTAAAGCATTTAGTTCAGGGTCAATAAAGTCCTGTCCCTCATGCTCCCACTCCAACAAGTAGTGGTTACCACTATCAACTTGAACAATTCGGTCCGTCAGCAGTCCAGTAATCTCTTCTACGTAGTCGTCTAGTACTGTGAAATCTTCTTTTTCTACGTAAACCCAGACGTGCATTAACCTTGTACGGAATCTTGGTCCAGAGGGAACACGTGTAACTGGTCCGAACGTTATTACACCATAAGGCTTTTCCGTCCGATCTGTGGCTAGAAACGGTTGCCACCAATTCTTAATACTGCTTTCTTCGGTCAACACATCGTATAGGGCGAGCCTTAACTCCTTCATTGTCCTCGCACCACCCGTTCCACATCCCTGTAGTACTCGGCGATGTGTTGCGAAACAGTTGGTTGCAAAATCGCAAACCTTCCTTGGAAACCAAGTTCTAGGTATACACCGTAATGTACTTGGTGAGCAATTCGAGTACGTATTCGTGTCGGCTCCGATAGAACGTACCCGAATAGTCCCCGTCTAGCATTTCCCGTACGATCTGTCCATGGACGATTAGCCTTCGCGTATACCTGCATTGCCTTTGCGTAGTCACTGGAAACAGATTCGAGTTCTTTAACCATATCAGTTACATGAGTGTTCAAATTCCGTAGTACATTATTCAGTCCCGTCACTCTTACCAACATAGTCACCTGCCTGTACTACGCATTGTAGCCAACCAACTTGATTGAAGTGCTTCATCGGGTCAATCTCTACTACTGTGAACAGGGTTCCGTACTGAACGAACGTGTCGCCACGTTGAATATCCGTGTTCGGTGGGGCTATAAGCACCCAATACGTGTCTAACGATTCCCCACCCTCACCTACTTGATTATCATGCCTTCGAGCGGGGTAAAGTTCAACAAGTTGTGGGTCTAGTTCGACCGTTTCAGTCTTAAACCCACCACCTCTAACTTTAGTACGAGTGGTGCGGGTCAAAACAATTTCAGTTCCGTTTAGCTCCATCACCTGTTCCAGCATTTCTTGCTGAAGCTCGTACAAAGACATTCCTTCACCCCCGCTACCCAACGATTACCGAAGAACCACTACTGCCAATGCTTTTACGTACTTCTTTCTTCACTTCCTTCGCCAACTCCATGAGGGAACGAGTGTCAAAACTTACTGATCCGCCACCAACAGGTAGCGAACTTACTCTTGAACGAGTGACTGCCAACAACTCCAAACCCTTTGCGTAACACAAATCAGCTAAATACCCTCGTGTCTGTTCGTCCATGAGTTCATACTTATAAGGAACCACAGCTTTGTACACACAGAAACCTTTTGCTTTAGGCGTAGGTATCAGCCGCAACTGTTTGGTGTTGTGGTCATATTCCCACCCTGTTTCAGTTCGGTACAACCAGTGTTCAAACTTCTGTTCCACGAGAGTCATAAGCGAAGGGTTATGCCATACCGTGTCTAAATCCATTGTGCCGGGGCTGTAGTTTTCTACTGCACCCGTTTGTCCAACCATTGTGGCAACATTTACTGTTGAGAACCAACAATCGGCTATCCGAACAACATCTTCCTCCACAGTATACAAACTTTTCCCCGGAACCAAGGCTATGTCATAGTAGGCGTAGGCGGGTTTCAGACGAACTAATTCCCTTTCAGCTGATTCCACGAGCCCTTGCAGAGCTTCATCTGAAATCTCCGATGTCTTGGGGTTCCCCAGTCGTAACCTAAGCGAATTCAATAACCCATCCATTAGTTCACCGCCCCGCAAAAGTCTTAGTCAGCCGGAGAAAACCCAGGGTCCTTCGATACCATAGGTACTTCTTCAAGCACTCGATGATACCTCTTTGCCCAACTATCCTCCATAATAATGGTTCCATCAGGAACAACTTCACGCTTTACACCTTGTTCATCATAAACGATTTGCAAAACGTCCGTTTTATTCCGGTATCTTTTTCTTGCCATCTTCTTTTCCTCCTACATTTGTCTATTTTGATCTTCTATTCTTCTGAAGAGGGACCATGACGATCCCTCTTCAGATTCCTCTACTTACCTTACCCCTGCGTAATGGTTACGGTTGCGTAGTAATCAGTGATTACAGGTTTGCGTGCGAACCGGGTCATTACACCACGTCTAGGCGTAAAGTCGTTCGGGTCAAGCATAATTGGAGTCGTGTACAACGGGATGTACGGAGCATACACGTAGCCAGTTTCAAAGAACGTATTTCCTTTGTAACCAAGCAACATGGTATTCGGTTTCATACCGGGGTCTTTGTACACGGTGAAACGATTGCGTAAGACACCGAACCTTTCTACACCTTGACCAGCTCCACCTACCCATTCTTCATTCAACTCTTTGTAACCATCGAGCTTTTCAAGCAATGTGCAGGTATCGGGGTCAGCGACAATCCAATTAGCGTTTTGGAACCGCTTGCGGTAAATCAAGTTGTTCGCATCCAAAATTGCATGGAACAACGTTTGTTCGTATTCCCGCTGGGAACCAGTATAACCCGCAGGCATAGAGCTAGACCAGTTTACGTTACCAGCGGAAGCTACTCGTAGCAAGTGGTTGATGATCAAACGGTCAATCTCACGAATAATCTCATTACCCATGACAGTCAGCAATTCGTTTTCAGCGTTCAAACCGTGGTAAGCCATCAAGTCCTGTTGGGCTTCAAGCGTCCACTGGGCTTTGAGCTTCTTGGTTTCGGCTACAACGCTGTCGCTGGTTATGGACAATTTCATTTCAGGCACATTATCTTCACCTTCAGCCGGAGACAATTGGTAATCAATCGTAACAGTCGCTTCGGTTGCAGGAGCTGTGTTAAATGTAATTTCATCACCATCAATAGTATAGCCACCAACAAGGACTACGCCATCAATGTACACGATTTCCGAGTTTTCAACAGGCGTGTAGTCTAATGTATAAGGACCTACACTACCTGTTTCTCCGGACCTCTTAATAATTTCACCGCGAACCATCCCACCAGCATACTTCGGGTTGTGCTGCAAGTCAACACGGTCACCAGCACTAGAACCATGACGATTGGTGCCGTACAAGAAATCCAAATAGAAAATCAAAGCGGTGGGCTGAGTCATTGGTTGCACAGAAACAAGTTCTTGAGCAATTAGATTCGGATACACACGTCTAATAAGCGGAAACCCATACGTAGTAAACGTAGCCACATCTTGAGTAGTGGTAGTTTCAGTCAATGCCCAACGTTGTGCGTTGTCAAGCAAGTTTTCCAAAACAATACGATCCGTGTCTTTCAGCCCTTCAGTCAGGTGTGCCCACCGTGCTTGACGAGCGGTATCCTCAGCCAAGAACGAAGGAGCATCAATCCCGAGCTGCTTTCTTAAAGCTTGTAGTTCTTGTGTCACAATCCATTCCTCCTTTTTAGTTGCTTAGCCTTAGCTTAAACCAGCTAAGCGTCTTTGTTTGGCTTTAAGCTCGTCTAGTTCTGGGGCCTCTTCGCTCTCTTCTAGATACGCGCCATTGCCAGTAGGTACTTTAGTTCCTTCAAGCAGGGCCGTAATAAACTTTTCTTCCTTAGCAAAGGCTTTTTCCACTTCCTCTTCAGAAGCACACTCAAGCAACCGCTCCCGCAATTGCTTTTCAAAACGGTGTCCTTTGACGAGTTCATCAATCTTGGCTTGAGCCTTGGCACGATTGGCGGCTTCGGTCAACTGATTCTGCAGTTCCTCAAGCTTGGATTCGAGAAGCTTAATCTTTTCTTCTTTTTCCTCCACAACACTTTGTAGAACCTGCACCTTATCGTCTTCCGATTCTTCCAGCATGTTGGCGTTAAGCAAAGGCTTAACAGCTTTTAGAACTTCATTGATAACAGCGGTGTTCCGTGCGATTTCTTCAGACTCCATAACCTTCGCAGTGATAGCTTCTTCTTTTTCTTCCAGTGCAACAGCAAGCTTTGTTTCAAACTCTTTCTCCAATTCTTCCCGCACTTGTTTCTGTGTGGATTCAAGAACCTCCATACGGACAGATTCCTTAATCTCTTCAACAAGTTCGGGGTACTCCTTCATCAACTGCTCTACCGTCATGCTCTCTTCCCCCTCCTTAAAATCGTAGACTTTTCCATCAATATTAGACTCATTCAATACTGCATCAATACCGTGCAATCTAAAGTCGTCTTGTATAATAGCAACCTGTCGTCCCCCAACCTCAGCTATAACGCTAGTTCCTTGCCCTCTAGTGGACATCCCGACACCTACACCGGAAATCAACAAGGCATACAAATCTCGTCCACTCTTTGTCGGTAGTACGTCAGCTTCAAACCACATTAAGTCGCCATCCATCCACAACTTCGTGAACTTCATTGCGGCGTGCTTTAACCTACCGCCTCGTGGTGTTTCCGGATGGTCCAGTTCCCCCAGCAGTTTGCCTTCAGCAATAGCCTTCTGTGCTTCGTGTACTGCCTTGGCTAGCGTTTCTACAGGGTACAGACGGTTATTCTTATTAACAACTCCACCACGACTTGCAACTCCGCGTATCTGAAGCAACCTGTGCGGGTTCTTGTCCTGTTCCGATTCTTCTAGTATCTCGATGTCATGAAAATGCGGAGCACTGCACAAACTTGTTTCAAATACCTTTTCTGGTTCCGTTAAGGAACCGAAACGCTTTGCTTCTTGTGCTTTATCCATAACCCTCCCCCTTGTTTTTTCGTAACTGCTGGACATGGTATGCTTTGACCCGTGCACCTATTGCGTGCCAATACGTAAAATCCTTAGACAGTGGGTCCAACCACTTCGGCAGATACGCACACGTGTCGGTGAACTTCTCTAGAGCAGAGTACTGTCTAACAGCCTTTTCTACAACATCATCACTCTGCTCAGCGTGTCTGATTTCAAGCAAATATTCTGAAGCCTTAGACAAAACATTCCAATCTAGTAGTTCACCACTATTATATTCAGGAAAATCCGAATCTCGTTCTTTTTTCGACTTCCTTCGTCTCGCCAAGTACCACGCTAACCAAATCAACCCCAACTTCTCCGCATCCCTTGCCGAAGCTGGCCGAATGTCTAGTTCAATAACAGACGGTTGCTCGTACTCTATTTCTAGACTGCAGTGACAATTAGACAAGCACTGCGTGTACCCTGATCGTGGTGTGGCGGGAAGCGAATCCGGTCGATAAGGACCACCTAACGCTAAGTCTATACAAT